CTAGAGAATCACACTTACATATGGTTAATTTTGCTCCATTATTAGGTTCTACTACCACAGTATCTTTAGAGCAGTCATAATTAAATCCACCATCAACAACATTAATACTATCTATAGTAAGTATGACAGGATACTCACCAGCATCTGTAGGAAGAACTTCCACAGGTGTCTTAGCAGTAATTTGTACACAATCTTCTCCACCTATGAACACTACCCTACCTCCAGGTTCTGTCACAGTATCACCAGGACAAACTGTTATCACTTCACCTGGTTGATAAGGAACATCATATGTTCCATCTTCTCTCTTAACTGTAGTCTCATCAGCATCTGCCCATGTTGCTCCATCTCCACCCTGACTTCCATCTGGTGCAGGAAGGTATCCTGTACCACTATCATCCATTACAACATCAACCACTTGACCATCTTCAATAACTGCTGTTCCAGTAGCACCTCCTCCCTTTCCACATGAATCTTTAAAACTTACAAAAGGAACATCAGTATAACCACTACCAGGTAGAATTATATCTACACCCAATAGAGTACCAGCAGCACCTATGATAGCATTACCTGCTGCACCTGAACCACCTCCACCAAAGAATTGTATGGTAGGAGGACCACATCTTAATGGACCTGAATTGCATGACTGTACTGCATCACCAATCACATCACCAAAATCTGCACCATCAACTACTCCTTTGATACTCTCACCTATATTTTTAAAGTCACCAATAGATTTTTTGATTCCTGAATATACTTCCTTTGCTTTAAACATTAAACCAGGAACATCTAAAGTTCCAAGAATGTCAGGAGCTACAACACCACCACTCTGACTCCATCCAGTGACCTCAGAACAATTTGGAGACTGTCCACATGAAAGAAAAGAAAGAGCACTACTAGCAACATCTGTTAACTCACCAACAATATCATTGACACCACCAATAGATGAAAGAAATGATTTGATAGGACCTAGTATAGCACCAACAGCACCATCAATCACTCCACTAATCTTACCCAACAAAGAACCTACAAAATTATTAACTGCACAAAGAGGAGCATTGATAAGTTTATTAATAGCCTGACTTAAAAAACTACCCACCATCTTTGAAAGATTGCCCTGTATATTTCTAAAGGCACAGGATAGATCATCAAAAGCTTTGTCTTCTTTCTTCTTTGCCTCAGTTAATTTAGATACTGGAAGACTACTATAAGCCTTTGCCATTGCTTGATTAATTTTTTTATTTACATTCAATTGAATGCCATCAGTTATTCTCTTAACTTGCCCAGTAATATCTTCTTGAGCCTGTGCCATTGTCTCATCTATTGATCTCTCCAAGTCACTAATATCTTTTAAAGCACCTGACACATCTATTTTAACGTTACCAACCTTAGTAGATATCTTATCCTTCCATTTTTTCTTTGCCTTTTCAAGTCTTTGCTTTCTATTAAGAGCATTCTTTAAGATAGTTTGTATTGGAACTTCCCTATTTAAATCACACTCAGGAGGTTGTGGTTGCTCTTGCTCAATTGCATCATCCTTATCAGCCTCTTCATCAGTACCAGTTTCAATTTGATCCTGTCCAATATTACTTTCTATTGCACACTTATCTGTGTTTGCCTGATCTCTATTTACTGGAAGACAATTTCTTGAAAGAGTATCTTCTTTAGAATCAGTACCACTGAATATATGAAGACCTAAATTTCCATCATTACGAGCTACTTTTACATACTGATTAACACCAATCACTCCTGTGATGACTGGTTGCTGTCCATCCTCACCATCTAAAAAGAATCCATGAACAAACATCCCCTGCCTAAGGTTAGGGGATTGTGATGCTCCTCCCTGACCTGATCCAGCAGTAACAGGAAGCATTACACTTGCCCAAGGAAGTTGATCATCTGACAGATCATCTACATTGGAAGGATGGTATCCTAAAATTCTAACTTTATATCTATAATCAAACCCACCAAAATCTTCATTAGATTCTGTTGGACGCTCTGCTATATTCTCAATCCAACTATCTTCATATACTATCTGACCTATCCACCAGAAGTAACCATCCTTACCTACAAAATTAGTTTTAAGCGAAAGATTTTCTAACATTAGTCGTCGTATACTCTACACTCTAATGAATCTGGATGATTGTCACAGTAAACTTCTAGATGCTTGTCCTCATGACGTGTGTGCCAGTCATTAATCTTACCTTCATTATTATTAACTTCTTCCTCTGAGTGAGCATGGAATGCATCATTGTGCATCTCTAAATCTGACTCACTATATTCAATCATACCATGATTGATATGTTCTTTATGATCCTTAGGGTCAAGATAAACTTCATGATCTAGATCATGCTTTGGTGTTGGTGTAGTCATAATTCTTCTTAGATAGGTTTCCTACCAAAAGTGTCTCTAACTAATGTTAGATTACTCGTAGTGTGCTTAGATGTCAAGCGATGACACACACTTGCTATCATATATATGCCACTACTTCTCTTATCTATACCCACACTAGTGGATGGGTTGACCTGAGAGAAATCACAACTCACTAAGTCACCAGCTCTTAGACTAAAATCTCCTGCTATTAAAACATTTATCTTGATAGAATAAAGTTGATTGTATCTCATTATAGACTGAACCATCACCTTAGCAGCATCAAATGTGGGTTGATCAGGATGATTTTTCCAATTTTCCAACTGTTCTTTACTACTCTTACCCTCAGGAAGTGTTCCTACATCAAGAATACGTGTCATGATTCTTGAAGGTTTGGATCTGAATTTATCAGTTACAGATGCATCAAAGTTATCCTTTCCACCATGTTCTAGTTTATCTTTACTCCCTGACACTCCACCCTCATCTACACTATAACTTCTCTCTCTATACTTGAACTCATAAAAATCAAAGAAGATAGATTCATTAGAGTAAGTTCCTAGAGTTAAATTATTTTTAAGATCTATATTTTTTTCTACAGAATAATTAATTATCTTTGAATTATAATCTATTGGTTGGTCTGGTGTACCTGTAAAGATTAATTTTCTTTTAGGTTTCTGTTCTTTAAATAAAGCATCTATAGATCTAAAGTTAAACCCATCCTGAGTCTCATAGAAAAGATACCCTGCTGCACCACCAGACTTACCTGCATTTTCAGGAACAGATTTGGATGCTAACCAAGCACAAACAGTAAATGGTTTCTTATTATTACCAATAAAATTATATTTAATTAAAGTCTTATCAACCTTTACATTCTTTGAAGTCTTTATGCCCATACTACCTGAGGTAGACTGCTTAAGGATACTCTCTACACTATCAGATATCTTACCATCATATCTTTTTACCACTCTAGATTGATCATTTGCAAAGGACTCCTCAGATGTAAGGTCCAAAAAGTAATTAGATTCTAAAGGATCTTTGATAACATTTCTAACTCTATTAACATACAAGGAAAGATTTAGTTTACCATTTTGAGAATCTTCTAATATAATATCACACTTCTCTCCACCTTTAATAGGAAGACTATCTAATAAATTATCAGTCTCTTTGATACCCACTGAGAAAGTAACACTAGGAGACAGGACATTCTCATAATATCTTAGGTCAACCAAAGCAGTTCTAGTACCACTCTCATTATCAAATCCAGTTACATCCTGACCTTTGATTCTAAACTGACGTATATTACCTGGCCTTGAGGGGCTTAATTCTGGAATGGGTTCTCCTATAGACATGGTATTATTGGTTTATTTTAATTTTATACAGGTCTTCTATATTTAACCCATCAGAAGAACCACCAAAAAACATAGGAGTTTTAGATCCATTATTCATACTACCACCCTCTCCTTCAGAAGATAATATGATAGAACTCTCCTCAAAGTCATCACTATAATCATCTATACCTACAAAGTAACTTTGTATATCTTTTCCTGCACCAATATAATTAGTGTTTGTTTCTTTTTCTTTCAATTCTTTTAAAATATTTTTTAAATCTTTATCTATATTTTCCATAGTTTTATACTCAGAACTAAGTCCAAGACCTTTTTTAATATTAAAAACATTCCCCAATCCAAGTTGCTTATCAATATTTTCTTTCTTTAATTTAAGATTTTTTTCAGATATTATTATTCTTTTTTCAATTTCCTCCTTACTAATATTATATTTTCCATCAATCTTAGTGATATCAGAAGTAAGTTCATTTTGCCTCATATCAATTTCTTTATCAAACAGATACATATACTTTTTCATAACCTTAGATTTTTCCTCTTCATTTTTAGCTTCTCTTAGTTCTTTCATAAAATTATCCAACTCTTTAGAAGTTCCTTTCCATACATCTTCTATAGACTCTGCATCATTCATCAATTTCTCAATTTCTTTAATTCTATTTTGAGTATCATCTACTGATGATAATCTAGTATTTAATTTAGATATCCAATCCCATCCTGTAGTTCCCAACCACATTACTATATTTTTTATCCCAATTAAAATAGGTTTCAATTTTTCAAATACTTCTTTCAATTGTTCCATCACTTTCTCTATTTGTTCTCTTATACTCTTCCAATTTTCTACTATAAAATTAACTAGTGTTCCCAAAAGAGTCCAAGTAAGAAAATTCATCAAATTATCCAAGGTCTTTCCACCTATTCTCTTAACCATTTTAACTGAACCCTTTAATAATCCAGAGGCTCCTTCAAGCATACGCTCTCTTAGATTTTTCTTCTCAAGTTGTTCTTCTTTATTTTCCTCAGATTTTAATTTTTTTCTTATAGCATTAGTCTCAGTTAAAGTATCAATGATACCAAACAAAGAGTTATCTATACCATCCAATGCTAAGTTAAGAGGATCTTTATTTTTACCAGAAGATTGCTTCATATCATCTCTGATATCTTTCAAAGGTGCAAGATCTGCTCCTTTAACAATAGATTGCTTTTCTCTAACTGCTATACTTAGATTTTTATCCTTAGGTTTATTAGTTATATTATTAGCCATCTCCTCGCCACTAGTCTTCTTCTTTTTCTTCTTACCTCCTAAAGATTTTAAAAATCCTCCTGCTAATCCTAATAACATATCAATTAGCTCCTGTTAATCCAAACGATAAAGAACTAGAGTATAGATCTATATTACTATTGTCTACAGAACTAACTCCTTCTATTTGACCTCCTGTACTGAAGGTAGGATTAGGAGATGATCCTTTAGACTTCCCTCTAAGATCAATTAGATTAGGAGTTCTTTTTTTGCCAACCTTCTGACTTATACTAGAAGCCTTATCAATAACATTAGATTTAGCAACAAGAAGTGCTCCACCATCAAAGACATGTTCAGTTTTATCATTAGATATAACAGTTCCTGAGGTATCTGCTACAAATAATTCCCTACCCTTCTCACCTACAGATACTACTTTACCTACAGGGGGACGTCCACCTTCAGCATACATCTCATCCCAATTAACTTTATTTTGTTTTCCGTCAGGATCTATGCCTCCATATTCACCAGTCTCTAAGAATCTTATAGCACTATCAGCCTCTTGTTTACCAACGATATTAGTAACGATCATTTTTTTCTTTTCTTCTTTTATTTTTTCTATTAATACATCTCTATTTTCCTCACTAAACCCACCCATTGATCGTAATTCTTCTATAATTTCTTTCTGTTTTACTCCAGGTCCTGTTCCACCCAATCTACCAAAATTAAATAACAAAGTACCAATAGCTAAAGGAAGAACCTTCAACCATTTTAATACTTGTATCAAACCAACTGCTACATTCAATACTCTACTAGCAATATCTATTCCAGCTAAAATAAATAAACCTTTAAAAATTTTATCAGCATTATTAGTAAGCCAATCAGCCATTTTACCTATCTTCTCTTGATTAGCAGGATCTTTTAGCCAATCAAGAACCTTAAGTGATACTGCTCCCAAAGCTACATTTTTAAAAAATGTACCTAACCTTGCCAAAAATCCTAGTTGAGGAACTTTTAAACCAGCATCCTTTTTCTTTTTATCAACACCCTTCTTTGCTTCTAACTCTGATTCTCTTTTTTCTTTATTTTGACGTGCTTTATCTTGAAGATCTTTTTCTTCCTTATCTTGCAGAGCACTTAATTCTAATTTAAATAGTCCACCAATAACACCAAGTGCATCTGCAATATTATTCAATCTATCTGCTATGTTTACATTAGATGAACCACTATCTTCATCTACTTCAGCAGGTTTTATATCATCAGGACGAAATGTAGTACCAGGAAGTAGTTTAGCTCCACTAATAGTAGTCCTCTTTTCAGTAACAGACTGTTCTCTATCAAATGTTTCCAACTCTTCTTCAGTATTCTTTCCTCTTATCCTATCCCTCTCTGCAGATAGTATCTGAAATGTTTCCTCATCTCCACCTCTATCTGGGTGGACTTTCATCATTGCTTCTTTTAACTCAGTCTCATACTCACTATATGTTAAGTCATCTACAAAAGATATTTCCCGACCAAAAGCAGTACTAAGAGCAGCTAAAACCTTAGTAGATACATTCTCTTCAACTAGTCCTTTCTTGATGGGCATCAGTTACTTGATTGTTGTTGCTTTAATTTTTCATCTTCAAGATGTTGTTGAAGCATACCAATGTAGATGTCTCTCTCCCAAGGGATTAAGTTTTCAATCTCTGTTAATGAATATTTATGATACTGTAATAAGGCAAAATTAATCTTATAATAATTCTCTAGGTCCATATGGACCATGCCTACTCGAAAAAAGACGATAACCCTTCTAACACCACTGTATTTTCCACCTTTGTATTAGGATTAGTAAAGGTAATGCTATGAGATAACTTAGGCATAGTCATAAAGAACTTTTCTATTCCTTTAAACTGTAGACTATTCATCTGTTCTAAGAAATCTTTCATTTCTTTCTTAGTACAATCTGCTGCAGACCATACCTCCTCTTCATTGTAGATTTTATCTATGCAAGATGAAATCAAATCAAATGATTGATCCACACTTGGTTCTCCACTAAAATCAAAATTGTTTTTAACAAACTCATCTAATGATGGGTACTTCATTTCCATGATCAGAGAATCATCTAATTTAATTTTGTTAGTATGATCCTTACCCTTGTTTACTTTAATGTCATCAATATTAATAGTCACTGGAACAGATGTCTCACCATCATCAGGTGCAATCAACTTAACTTCAATCTCCTCACCCACAGACTTACCTCTGATGTTAAGGAACAAAAATTCTATATCAAATGTAGGTAAAGAGTCTACCTTTACTCCTCTAGTCTGTATACAACTCTTTAATACTGATCTAATAGCAGTGGTAATTTGTTTTGTATCTTCACTCTCTAATGCTAAGACTAAAAGTTTTTCTTCTTTAACTAGGAAGGGTCTATACTTAACTTTCTTTCCTGTAGATGGCAACTCAAGTTCATAAGTTGGAGTAACAATGGTTGGTAATGGCATAATATTTTATAAAAATTTCAGTGTGTTCTATTTAGAATAGAACTAAATCATTTGTTTGCTTATGTTCCACTAGATATCTAATGAATGAGAAGGATACATTACATTTTAAAACAGAACTAGACTCATATGAAACTGGAATAGCAGTGATATCTCTAGGAAAAGCTTGAACAAAAGTATATTCTAGTATATTTTTCCTAAGAGTAGACTGATCAGAGAACTGATCTTTCTCAAACTTACTTAAAAATATATCATTCTTATATGTCTTAGGATAACGAACTCTTTGATTTGCAAAAGGACTTTTGTATGTTGTAGTATCTGTGATCCCACTAATATAATCTATCCATCTTTCAAATAATTTAATTACATTATAGTTTCTGTCAACATAGAATGTCAACCCTAATACATCATCATAGATTCTTCTATAAGCCATCTTCTCAGTCACACCCTGATAATCATTAGTAACATCAACAGTTGCTAATGAAGAACCTGGTAGGTTTGCTTCAGAACATGACAAACTAATGTTATCAAAATCCAAAGAACTTAAATCAGACACCTTTGATCTAACTGCTGCTGGAACAGATAAAGTCAAACGATATTGTGATGTCTGAGCTACATTCAGCAACCTAGATTTTATATCACTTACTCTTAATTTTTCTGGACTAGCACCTGCCATCTATAAATATTTTAGATTATATATTATGTATAAGAGATGGCTGAAAGTATTAAGAGTAGGTACAAACCAAAGTACCCTCAAAAGTATCAAGGCAATTATAATAATATAATATGTCGTAGTAGTTGGGAACGTAAGTTCTGTAGATACTGTGACCTGAATAATAATATTATAGCATGGGCTTCTGAGGAGATAAGTATTCCATACATGTCTCCTGTAGATAAAAGACCTCACAAATACTTCCCAGACTTTCTAATGAAGGTGAGAGAAAG